TTATGCGATCGCTGGATCCCGGTGTCGGCTGAGAAGGCGAGCAACCGGGCCGTTAGCCGTAAGGTAGTCGCCCTCACCTGTCCCATCTCGATCATCGAACAGCGCCGTGAGCACGAGAAGGACGGCGGCCTGAACTGTCTTCGGCACGGTCTGTTCCGTCCATCCGTGATAAGGCCTCTTAATATAGTCGATCACAATCTCTTCGGCCTGCTGCATCTTCATCTCAAGATCTGCATCTCGGTCATCATAGTCGATGAGCAGATGGTTCTTTGCCTGATCCTTGCTGATGAGGGCCATGTCAGACCACCTTTCCCGGCACGCCGACGCGCACCGGCTCATTCACCTTTGCTTCCTTCATCACGCCGTCGCGACCGTCCCTGCCCTTTTTCACGGCGAGACGGAATCCCTTGCCGCTATCGGGCTTGTCGGTCGTTTCCTGCTGGCAGATCCAGAACGATCCGCCCCAGGTGACACCATCTCCGGGTCGGTAGGTCTGACCTTCCTTGTAGACGCCCCGGTCAAGCACCACGGGAAGGCGGAATTCCTTGACGTGATCGCTACGCATGAAGCGCAGGGCTATGCCCTCGTCGGTTTCAGCAAGGTCGAGATCCTCGAAGCCAAAGCCGTCACGGCCGTCCTTGCCGTCAAGACCCTTCTCACCAGGTGCCCCGTCCCTGCCGACGACCGGGCCTAGGCTCTTCGTCTCGCCGTTGCTAAGGGTCACGACCAGTTCGCCGGCTCGGTCAATGATCGCACCTGCGAGGCCGACACCATCTTTGCCGTCCCTGCCGTCGGCACCGTCCTTGGGCGCTGGAATTGCTGCGACAGCCTTATCGACTGCTTCAGAGACCATCCGCTGCATTTCCGCAAGGTCTACGCTCGTGCCATCCCTACCAGGCTCTCCATCCTTCGGCTTGGGTAGCTCGCTGACACACTTCTCGACCTCGGAGGCGATTAGGGGGGCCACATCCTCAATACTGACGCTCTTGCCGTCCTTAGGCACTGGAATAGCCGCCACAGCCTCATCGACCATCATCTTAATGTCATGGGGAACCTTTTGATCAAGTTCGCTCAGAGCCTCCCGAATCGAAGAGAGATCAGCATTCAGTTTGACCGTTACTCTGGACACAATCTGCTCAGGGTCGGCGTCTTTGCCATCCTGAGGCACAGGCAGATTATCGAAACGCTTCTCCAGCGCATCCATTCGAGACAGGAGCGGCGCCAGTTGGCCCTTCACGATTTGGGCGAGCTCTTGGCCGAATGCCTTTGCGTCAATCATGCCGCGAGACCCTTCTGAAATGACAATGCGGCCTCTGCGAAGAAGGCCCGTTCCTCCGCCTGCTGGCGTGCGGCATCGTATTCCTTCGAGACTTCGCGCTGGCTTGTTGCCCCAAAGGGATCCGCCTGCGCATCGCGCTTCGCAAGAGCCTCGAGGCTATAGTTCTGCTGTTGGAGATAGGGGCTGTTGCCGCCCGCTTTCGGACCGAGATTAAGTCGCTTACGAGCCTCGTTCGGAGCCTTGATGCCGGCGCTGACCGCTTCCTTCTCGGCGGTGACGAGAGCCATCGTGTCCATCCGCAGGAGGTTATCGACATCGAACTCCGTGCCGATGTTCTCGCCCATGCCGAGGCCTTCATCGAGGCAGAGCTCAGCGGCTTCGATCAGCACCTGAAGGCACTGCGAGTAATACTCTATGTTGAGCGCCTCGATGTTGTTGTAGGTCGGCATCGTGCCCACGCCGATCTTGTACGGCGGGACATGGTAGGTTGAGCAGACGACCTCGGCGGACCACTTCAATTGCTCGATGAGTTGCGAGTCGACAGCCTTCGCCCTCATAGCCTCGTATTTCAGGCCATCGCCCAGAACCGCCACCTTGCCGGCGTTCTTGCCGGAATAGCTAGCGTCCCAGTGCTCTTTAAGGCGCTTGGCCGTCTCGTCGCTGATCGCGCCTGGTGCCGTCAGGATGCCCCCCGGCTGCGCTCCGTTCTGGAAAAAGAGCGTGCTGTCGTTCTGGATGGCAAGGCCCTGCGTGGCAGCGAGCCCGCCCGCGAACATGGGCGAGAGCCCGACAAGCGAGTGGAAGAAGCAGTTAAACCGATCGTGGATCACCTCACGCGCTGGCACCGTGACGCTGGCAGGCAGCCCCGCTAGATGATCCGTCTTGAGGTCGTAGAACACGCTGCCGTCGTCCGCCACTAGCGGCGTGACTAGGGTCCAATCCAGTACATACAGCGCCTTGACGACGCCGCGGCCGTCGCGCTGCTTCAAGGCAACCGTATTCCCTCGCTGCAGCTTCGACAGGATCCAACTCTCCATAAACTGGATCCTGTTCTGAAAATGGTTCGGCTTGCGCAGCACCGGAGAATAGGCGGGGTTCGTCACCTCCGACCAGATGCCGTCGCTGTCCTTCTGGACGAGCTTGATGCGCAGTTTGGAGATATCCGAGGCGATCAGCGTCCTGCAGGCAAAATCAGCGTGATTGGACAGAACGGAGTCATAGCGGACTTCGACGTTCTGCTGCCAGGCCCCCGCATACGGCTCAAAGATGCGCCACCAGCCGCCGCGTCCTTGGGCGACAGGCGCAAGCGCCTTCTCTTCCGTCACCTGGGCGCGGGTGATGTTGAGGCCAAAAAGGCGCATGGATTAGCCCTTCGCGGCAGCGATTTTGGCTTTAAGGGTCTTGGCATCCCAGCCGTGGTACGCTCTCTTCCCGACAGCGACCTGATACTCTTCGCGGAGGGCCTTCAGTTCCTCTTCAGGGTCGAGGGTCTCGCGGGCCTGCATGTCGCGGCGGCCATAACCCAGCTTGCCGAGAATGCGTGCGTAGCGCGGATCCTGAGCGCGAAGCGCACGATCCATGTAGGTGAGAGAGCGCATGTCAGCCTCCTATGGGGATGCCGGCCGCAAGGGATTGCGACCGGCCATGATGTTCATGCTACCGATTAGGGAGCTTCTGGAGCCGCAGTGCCCCAGGTCGCGCCGGTCAGGATGGCGACAGCGGACGGACGGCGGCGAGCCCAGTTGATGAACCGCTCAACGCGGAACGCAACTGAGTTGGTCTGGAACATCGACACAAGCGAAGTCGCGCCGGTCGGGGTGCCGGAGTTGTGCGCCGGGTTGTCGGCCATCTCGAGCGAGGCTTCACGAGACATATCCACCTGGATACCGCCTTCGTCGGCCAGGTAGATGTCGCTCGCGTTCGCCAGTACGACGGTGCCGGCCGGGATATAATCCGACACGATCACCGGCATCCCGTTGAAGGTGCCGCCCGTCATCGAGATACCAGCAAACTCCGGCTGGCCGAGCGGATTGGTCATCATCGACAGCGCAAGCGCGGTCGTGGAGCCCATGATCCAGACCCCCGTCGTCGGGGCGTTGTTGGCCGCGATGAAGGTCGCCATCAGGGCCCGGATATCGGCGCGGATCGCATCAGCATCACCGCCCGACGAGACAACCGGGGTCAAGCCGTTAGTGATCGAGGCAGGAGAGACGCCAGCAACCAGAGCCTTGGCCGGGTTGATGAAGTCGATGTCCAGCCGTGCAGCGATAGCCGCAGCTAGGTTGTCGCGGAGCAGGGCCTCAGCGGCGGGGTTCGACCGGCGCAGAAGCTCTTCCGTGACAACAGCGATGTTGGCGACCTTGAAGATCTCAAGGATGTTGCGCTCATAGCCGAAGCGGGTCAGCGGCTTTGCCTTGCCTTCACCCACCCAGTAGCCTTCGCCACCTTCGGTCTGACCGACGAGCGGGACGTTGAACGGCACGTTCCGAAGACCGGGGACACCATTCTGACCGAACCGGCCGAGGATCGTGCGCGGACGCAGGAACTCAACGAAATCAGCGATCACATCAGTGCCTTCCCCGACGAGCGGGGCTGCCCAGTTGCCGTCTTGCGTGGTGCCGGCCGGGGCGGCCGCCTTGGCGACGAGGCCATAGATGGACGAGTTCTCGCCATACAGCTCCTTGGCCACGGTGCGAACGCTCTCGCCGTCCAGTTTCGCGATCGCCTTGACCTTGGCGAGGCGGGCGAAACCGATGCCCTTGTCGAGCTTTTCAGCGGTCGCGACTTGAATGCCGGAGCGAGACGCGGTGCCCTCTTCGGACTTCTGGCCGGAGACCGGCTTAGCGGAGGCGGCCTGCGCCTTCTCAAGAGCACGGAGGCGCTTGAGGTCGCCGTCGATTGCGCTGACTTCGCCTTCCAGCATGTCGAACTCTTCCTGCTCGCTCTGATCGGTCGAACGGCCTTCGTCGATGGACTTCTGCATGACTTCAGCCATGCGGGCGGACTTGGCTTGGCGCGAGGCCTCCAGTGCCGCGATCTGTTCTGCAATGGTCTTCATGTTCGTGCCCTCCTTCGGGCGCAAGTTGACGGATTTGACGGTTTTTCCGGAAGCGCCCGGGCGGACAGGCCGATCGGTTGCCTTGGGCTCTTTGCCGGTCGCGGCGAGCAGAGGGGCGTCGATCGACTTGATGGTGGAGATCACCGCGTCGGCATTGGCCGGCACGGAGACGAGAGACAGCTCAAGCACCTCGCTCTTGTTGAAGCGGATGCCGCCTTCATCGAGGAATGAGTATTCCAGGGCCCGGAAGCCGATGGAGACCGCACGGACTAGACCGGCTTTGATCTCGCCCCATGCGGTTTCCACGCGGTCGCGGAGGGGGCCAGCCTGCTCGATGATGGGCAGTCTTGCTTCGAACGTGATGCCGTCCTTGGTGGGTTTGTCGAAGGTGACGGTGCCGACCGGCTTGTCGTGGTCGTGTTGGTGCAGGAGTGGCATGGGGTTCTTGAACTGGACGCCCAAGGGTTCCACAATGTCTCCAACCCTGTCCGGGTTAGGGCTTGTGGCCACGCCGCGGATAATACGCTGCTCCTCCTCGACCGCCTTCACGGTCAGGACCGAATACATCCTGTTCATTTGGTAATTCCTACTCAGCCCAAAACGAGCATCTGGTACTCAGGCTTCCGCTCGTCCTTACGGTCGCGAGACTTCATCCCGCAGAGCATCGCCAGCGTCACAGCGCCGTCGATCCTGAACCGGGCTTTGTTCTTGTCGATTTTCCGATTTCCGGCCGGATCCATCGTCGCGACCGCGTTCGCCATGTTCCAGTTGAGTACTGGACTGGAAGGATGCTTGAGCTTTCGTTCGATTACCGCAAATTCAAGCGCGTCGATGGCCGGCGCCATGTCACGATAGCCCTGCCCCCACGGTATGAGGCGTAGACCGTCACCTTTTTCGCCTTCCTGGAAGGCTTGGAGCCCGATCCGATCAAGCTCTCTAAGAAGATCGTTGATGCGCCAGCGGTCATACGCGAGACCAAGTACTTTGTACCGCTGGCACAGTTCAGCAATCTTGAACGCCACCACTTGTGGGTCGATTGAACGCCCCGGCGAGACATCGAGCCACCCTCCATCGTGCCACTCGACATACCGCAGGTTACCAGATCCGAAGTCCCGGTTGCTATGTTCCTTCAGGAGATCAGCCGGCTTCCAAAAGTATGGCCGGATCCGCGTGATGTCCCCTGCACTACCCATCACGAGTGAGGTCAAGTCGATGACACCTGACATGTCGAGCGCCAGGTAGACCTCCTCTCCATCCTCAAACTTGGCGCCCCCAATGCAGGCCATCCATTCGGCCCGGGAGATGAGCGAGGAAACCGGCGCTACACGCTGGTTGAGGTAGAGGTTCCGAAACTTCGGCTCCTCAGCCGGCATGCGCTGCGCCTTATCAGCGATGGCCTTCAGATCCAGAAGTGACCGGAAGTCGCCAAGGGCCGGGTTCGCCAGCTTCCAGCACTTCGGATCGAAGATGTTCTCCTGCTCCTCCGGCACCTCGTAGAGGTGGCAGACGATGGTCGGGTCTTTGGCGCTCAGTCCGTCATCGATGAGCTTCGACAGGATGTGCTCCGGGTCATTGCTCTGCGTCGAGATGGTAACGAAGAGCGGCTCGGCCCTGGCGCCGAAGGACGTGTCAAGCACATCGTAGAGTTCTCGGTCCTTAGCCTGTGCCAGCTCGTCGAAGATCACCAGCGACGGGTTGAATCCGTGCTTTGTGCCCGCCTCTGCTGAGATAGCGCGGTAGAAAGAGCCGTTTGAATAGCAGGCCAGCGTCTTGGTCGATGGGATGACACGCACCAAGGCCTTCAGTTCGGGATCGGCATCGACGATCTGCCGGGCCATCTTGAACACCTGTGCTGCCTGCTCCCGATCGTTGGCCGCGGAATAGATCTCCGCGTTCGTAATTGCCTCCGGCCCGATGAGATGGGCCAGCACGAGAGCGGCGATCAGCGCCGTCTTCCCATTCTTTCGAGCGATCGAGAGGATGGCACGCCGCACGAGCCGCCGCTCGGTCGCGCGATCATGCGGCTCGTAAATGTCCCGGATGAACCGCTTCTGCCATTCTCTGAGGATGAAGGGTCCGCCCTGCCCTTCGCCGCTCGGGACAATCAGGCATTCAATGAACGCGATGACCCTTGCTGCCCGATCAGGCCGTCGAACTTGCTCTTTGGCTTGCTTTCGGGAAGCTGCAGAGCGGCCCTTGCCTTTGGATCCAGCCCGAGGCGGTCGCCCCACGACCGCATTTCCTCGGACATGGCCTTCAGTATGCGAAACCATGGGTTGGGTTGTTTCTGCCCCTTTGATCCATCGACAACAGGGTCGAAATCGGGGGCGTTCATCTCGTGGGTCGCCCTTTTGTGCCATGCCCAGGCCGTGGCGAAGGCGGAAAGGGCAAATGTGTCGACAGTGGCGTAGGTCTTCGCCGGCATCGAGCGCCGGATCATCTCAATGCATCCCTGCGCATCATCGTGCAGGTGGGCAGGAGCGAGAACCTCCCCCGTAGCCTCGATCCTGAGATCGATGAACGGACGCTTCGAAGGATTTCCTTCGAGCCGCTGAAGACTCGCCAGTTTGGGTTTAGGCCCCCGCTTTCCCATTATTTCTTAGCCTTTCCAGGAGCTTTCTCAGGATCGCCTTCACATAGTCTTTGACAGCGCTCTTACTCGCTTCGGTGCTACCCGGCTCTGGTTCCGTCATTATTCCCCCCAAGGATCTGCCGCAATGTGACTTCGGCTTAGGAGGACGATAGATGCCGGATGAAGCTTAGCTGTGCTGGAGCGCACATACTTTGGGGCTAGCAGCCTTGGGAACTTTTTTCGAAAACCTGCGGGATCTCGCGTTTGGCTATGCCCGCCGGTCCCGGATGGAAAGGCTATGAGGTCTCAGATACCCCCCCGGGCACCACTTCGTCCCCGCGAGATCGGATGGCTATACGTACTTCGGCACTGCGATAGGAGCAGAAGTGCGAACTAGAGGAACTTCTCTGGCTTCGCGATGTCAAAGAACTGTTCGTCGCGATAATCCCTGTTTATCTCGAACCGGACTGCCTGCGTGTACTCATCCCTGCACATGGCAAGGGCTGCTTCCTTGGTGTCGTACACACCATCAAGTTCCCATGCGTCCTTGCTCTGTTGAGGAAGGAGGCGGGCAATGACCCAGACTTCCTTCATGCTTCACCTATTACGAAGTGGCGCTTGACCTCATCAGGCAGGGCTTCGACCTCTCGGTCTGTGTTATATATCCACGAGGCACAAGCTGCGTTGATCAGTACCGGCATAGCCTGTGCAAGCTCATGTGCAGTGATATCAGACTGCGGGCACCAGCGGACGGGCTTGGGCGTCTTGATCATGAACTGGTTCACGTCATCCGCTACCATGGCGTAGACGCTAGGATCCAGAGTTAGATTGGCCATCCGTCTTCTCCTACAGCCTGGAACCTGCCTCGCTCTTCCCTTTGCTTGTCCCTGTTATGGTGAGGGGCGCAAAGGCTTTGCCAGTTGTTCTCGCTGTCCCAGAACAGTGCTTTGTCCCCTTTATGGGGCTTGATGTGGTCGACCACCGTGGCCGGGGTTACTCGCCCTTCCCGCTTGCACATGACGCATAAGGGATTGTGGGCGAGGTAGGTCTTGCGGGCCTTGTCCCAGCGGGAGTCGTAGCCTCTCTCTCGGGCTGAGCCTCTGCGCTGGTCGTACTCTCTGTTGCGGGCTTTTTGTTCTAAATGTTCGGGCATCTAGCTGAAATAGAGGGACCGATCTAGATTACTCATATGGCCTTTCATTTACACCGCTTCCCGCGATCGCCAGGCTTCGTCATTGAGCCAGGAAACTACGGCAAGATCGTCCTGGCCACCCGGGAGGCTCATCCAGAATGGCGACGGGAGGTATTATTGGAGCAGGTCCGCGAGACAGAGTTTCGATGCCTACCGTCTCGTCTGACGTGCGCGTACTTCTTTCAGGATGAACGAGAAGCTCGCTTCTATCGCGAGTACTATCCCGTCAATCACGGGATGATCCTTTACGAAGTCACGCTTATTGACTCATCCGTCCACGTCCATTCCGCAGACTATCGGGGGACCGGGCCGTATGACGAAACCCTTGAATGGGCACGTCGCTATTGGCGAGGTGATGCCAGACCGCCTCATGAGGACGGGTACGTTTGCCGAGAGTTTCTAGCGAACACTAGTCTCCGAATCCTCCGAGCAATCTTAGATTAGTTATCCGAGGCGGAGCCAAGGTAGACTTGTTGTCGGTGAGCCTGACCAACAAATGAGATTGTTTACGCGCACAGGGCAAATCCCCTAGCAAAAATTCGAGGGCCTGGGGCCGCCGGTGATTGAGAAGCGATTTTATCATGAAGTCCTGACACCCTACGCGCGTCTCCGTACGCGATGCGGGGAGAACATCTGTGTCGAGCCACACTACAGCGACATCGTTGCACAGACACAAGAAGTCGCGATCGCTCTCTACCATTTTCCCGAGGCGATAAACGGCAAGCAACCAAGGATGGACGATCCTGATGAGGAGAAACTTCGCCAAATCCTTAGGGACGTGTCCGATACAAAGAAGCACGGCCGACTGCGAGATCCTCATCGGCAAACTTACTTCAATGCACGATTGGCGTTCGAGGCAAACGACGCAGATCAGTTCCGGTTTCTAGCTACATATGTTGTCGCTCAGAACAAAAGGCACGGAGGTTTTAATTTATCAGATGTCATTGATCGGTACATCATTGCCTTATGCAAGTTCTTTTCGCTACAGGCTAGAATCGAACTTTCGCTACCAAAGCACGAATTTAAGTCCGAGGTCGCGACCTACGTTGCTTCTAATGCCTTGCCGTTGTCCTCGACTATGATTAGTATCTACAAGCGCAATAGGTTAGGTCAACTATTACCTTACTCTCCTCCTCGGATGCGATTTGTCGTCTATGATCTTACTTGTGTCCGAGAACCTCGCTAAGCTGCTTTGCATTAGTAGACCCTAGCAGCAGCCTCATCACAACAGTCCCGGCTTCTCATTCTTTCTCTGTGGTCTAGGGGCTTGGGCATTCACAAATGTTCATCAGCATGCGGATCTTGCATCCGGTTCGGGTTGCGTGGCAGACGCTCTGTTTCCCGGAAAGGAGATCTGAATGTCTAAACCCTGGAGCCAGATGAGCACTGATGAAAAGCTCGACGAGTTGAAGATTAAAGTTGAGCGCCTCCTTGAACTTGCCGACCGCAATCAGAGGTTTCACGACCAACTCTCGACCGGTATTTCTCATGCCCTAGCTGAGATTGATGACGTCAGGAAGGAAGTTAAAAAGCTCTCTGAGGACAAAGCCAAACAATAGGTCTACCTCAACAGCCCCAGCCTCTCAGCGATGCTCTAAGCTCTTGAGGTTGGGGCGTTCAAGCCAGATGAATGTCTCGAGCGATCATAAGCATCTGCCGCTTCAGCATCTCCGAGCGGTGTAGCTCGTCCATGTTCTCTCTCATGGTCTGGGTGAGGAAACGGAGAAGGATGCCCATGAAGCCTAACCGACTGTCAACTATGGTCTTTATACGAGCCATGCGTCTGAGTGCTTCTGCTATGCACTCGGAGCCCTCGACTAACTGTCACGCTAGCGGTGTAATTCCTTAGACATGTCATGAGGGCGGGGGCGCCATGCATCAGGATGATGACGACTATCTCGAAGCGCGCAGCAAGACGCCTGCCAACGATAACCTTGCTCGGGTGCTCAGGTGGGTAGGCCTAATCGGTGGTTTGGCATTGCTCGGCTGGGTCATCTTCACTTTGGCAGAGTGA